CTAGAGGACATCATGCCCTGTGGCGCACGTGTAGCAGATGGACGGTACTTACTGTCTTCCTGTTCAGGAGTTCCCATACCACCCAAAGCATATTTTTTAATTTTGCGCATTTATAAATCCTTTAATATGTAACTAAAGGGCCACCCGAAAGCAGCCCCCTAGTGTTTTATTTACGCAAGTGCGTCACGGTCTACTTCGTCAGCAGCCATGTCACCTAGATCGCCGATGTCCATCATTACAGCGTAAACACGAAGTTTACCTGCTGAGAATGATGCGCCACTACCAGCCAACAAAATGTCAATTGTGTCAGCAGTTGTAGATGGTGCAAGTCCATCAATTGCAACTTGTGGAGCGTAATCTCCATCAGATGCGCCATCAATGTCCAGAGCCGCAGCAAACTCATCGACATCACCACCAGTGAAGCCAAGAGCAGCGGTAGCATCTGTACCTGTGTTCATGGTTGCAGATGATACAACCTGAAAACCAGCACCCATGATTAGGGTGTTAGCAGGCACTGTGATTGCCTGAACAGTATCGCCGGGAGCAATGCTATTTGTTGTCAGATCAATTGTAACATCTACGTAGTACGGATTACGACCACGCTGTGAATTACCAGAAGCAGCCTTGAGAAGTGCAGTAATGTTAGCCATTTTTCAAATCTCCCTTATGCTAAATGGTAAATGGCGTTAACAAGAGCTTCAGGACGAAGAATCTTGCGGCCATACAAATGCATACCACGAACAATGTCAGCGAAGCTGTCAGGGTCACGGTATGTTTCGGTCTTGTTAATCTGCTCTGCAGTTGCAACAGCAGATGAATGACCAGCAACAATCACACCAAAGTTAGTAGAACTGTTTGCTCCTGCGAAGGAAGAACCAGTACCAAGTTGTGGTAGGTTGTTTGAAGTGTACACGGTGAAGCCATGAATGTTGTTAGAAACAACGCCATTCATCAAACCGGCACCGCCAAAGTCAGCATTGAACAGACGAGAATCTTCGTCTTTCAGTACTTCAATGAACACTGGGTCAAGAACAAGCCAACGACCTTGTGTGTCAACATTCTGCTGATCTAGCAGACGAGACATACGGGCGATAACCTGCAGTGGGTTTGCGTCACCAGCATCTGTTGGTGCAGCACCTGAACCTGTACGTGGCAGGATTGCGATTGCATCGCCAGCCGAACCGCTGTTAAAGTCAGATGCGTCCAACTTCATGCTTGCAAGCAATTCGTCAGTAGTAGAACCAACAGCGTTAGTACCGTTGACTACATCATTGACTGTATCGGCTGCACCATGAATGGCTGACTGCTTGTAACCTGACAAGTAGCCAAGAACGTCTTGGTCAAACTGGTCAGCGAGGCGGTAAGCCGCACGGTCACTTGCCAAAGACTGGAAGTTTACGTGTGAGTGTGCCTCTTCAATGTCATCAACCTTAAATGCAAAGTAGTTAGCTTTGTCAATTGTCAGGCTGAAGTCTTCGTCATCAAGGTCTTGCGGCGTGATTGTTGTACCACGTGCATATGCCTTAACTGTGATCTCTGGCTCTTTGATGATTTTAACTGAATCACCCATTGCGGCGATTTCACCGAAATAGTCAGAGTTGGTAATTGCCTCACAAACAGCGGCCTTGCGGAAAGCAAGTTGCACCTGTTTGGAGTAAATGACTGGACTAAAGTTACCATTAGGTAGGTTACCATATCCAGCAGCGGAAGTAAAAGCCATTTCCATCTCCTGTTATTAGCTTTACAGATGCAAACTAGACAATGCTTTAACAGAGGCTGTCTAACGTAGGGTGTACTGTATACAAAGGTGGCCGCCGATGTACTTAGTAGGCCATGCTATTCAGGTAATCCGAAAGGAATATTGTTGTTTGCAGATTATGGTGTACGCTGGTAGCGAACCAACATACACCTATATGACTATAGTTATACTTAAAAATAACTACTTGTCAACTCTTTTTTATCTAGCAGAACCAGAAACATCATAGATGAACTTACCACTACGGATAGCTTCCATGATTTCGTCTGCCACCTTTTCGTATTGTTGTGGTGACATCTTCTGTACTTCGGACTCTTTTAGATACCCAGAAGCCTCATTATTCTGTGGCTTACTGCGTGAGTTCTTTGTAGACACAGACTTAGCTGCATCTCTATCTGACTTAGGTTTCTTATTAGAAATACCCATGTCAGATTTATATAAATCAATTGCTCGTGCAGCAGAACGTGCATCATTGTCGTTGTCATACAATGCGTCCTGTACCCACTTAGGCTGTTCTTCTGCCCAGTTGTGGAAGTCATCACTGTCTCTGATCTCATCAAAGTCAGGATGTATCTGCATCAATGCTGCTTCAGCTTTTTCTTTAGTAGCATTAAGCTGCATCTCATCAATGAATTTTACACGCTCTTCCAAAGCACTGGATTGTTCACGTGCCTTCTTCATTGCGATTGTTTCAACGATAGCTGCTACATCTGGGTAGTCTGCTGCCCACTGCTCAATGTCTTCGTCAGACTTAGGCAGTTTCATTTCTTTCTTAGTGGCCTGCTCTAGCTGCTTTCGCATTGCATCTAGTTCAGTCTTAAACTCTTCAGCTTGCTTCTGCTGATGTCGGCGCAGATCAGAGTAACGTTTTTTAAATGTTTTCTCTTCAGCGGATGTAGGCTCTGCTTCTTCAGGCGCAGCAGCTTCTGCCTCACCCTTTTGTTCTTTCATTAGTTGTTCTAGTTCTTCTTCTTCAATCTGTCGTTTTTCTTCGTTAGTGTATTTACGATTAGCAAATGCAACTTTCTTTGGTGCTTGCATTTCTTCTGCCATAATTGTATCGTTCATTATATTTCCTTTTGTTGGGGCCACTGTAGCCACACTGTCGGGCGTGGGGAGTGAGTAGCCAACTAATATAGCTGTTTAACGTGCAGCTAAACCACGTCTTCGTGTAGGGATATTTCTAGGATCGGCAACCCGCATACCAGAAAGTAACTCATCACCTAAAACTTTACGTAACACCACAGCATATGGCGTTCCTTTATTTTGACGAATTAAATCTTGCTCGTCTTCGGACAAAGCACTAAAGCGTTCACGTATTTCCGCTTGAATTTGTGCCATCATTTCTTCTCTATCCATAACAAATAGAACCTTTCTTAGCTAATAAATATTTAATCACAATACCTGCAGGATCAAGCTGATACCACTTATTAGACGTTGTATAACTTTTAGGATTATCGTGATGATTCTTATGCCAACCATCGCCAAAGTTAAATATGTTTATCCACCATACATTTGTAGGACCATATTTATCTTCTTGCAAATGATTAATATAATTTGTTGTATTCTGTGTTAATAAGTTTAATGCAGCAGGCATACAAAAACCAAATACTAATCCGGCAAAACCAAACAAACTAAAGCATAGTAGTGCATACGTTAAAGGAAACGCAAAATAATATGCATGTGTAGTAGCTATAAATTCATCTCTTAGTAAGTCTACAACACGTTTTGCATTTGGCTTATACTCATAGCTTTGCATAGTTATAAGTGGAACATAGCCTTTGGAAGCTGGATGAGGATCATCTTCTGTATCAGAATGACTGTGATGTTCTCTGTGGATACCTACCCAACCAAGAATCGAGCCAGTACCAGATACTAATGAAGGCAAAGTACAGAGATACTTTAATAATGAGTTACGAAACTCAAAACTTCTATGAGACCAATATCTGTGATATACTATAGCAATACCTAAAGGATTCATTAAACCCCATACACATAGAACTACCCAAAAATTGTTTAGCGTTATTCCATAAGTAAAAATATAAAATAAACTTGCTAAAGTATTAAAAGCGTATAAGCCTCTAATACTAGCAAATCTACTTATAAATATATGAGAAATCATTTATATAGTTTTTCTTTAGTTACTAGTACAAGACCTACAATACGAAGAACAGGTCTTGTAATTCCCATATGAAACTTACTCATAAACTTAATGCCAAAAGAAACATCTGGTTGTTTTGTCTGATTATAATTCCACATAGCAGTAGTGTGTTTAGCAAAACCAGATAACTTACCTTTCTTTACTACACTTGCTAATTTAGGACCAAACCAATCATACGCCTTCATTAAGTATGGGTCATTTCTGCGTAGCATTATACCATACTTTTTCAGTGATGTAAAGTGGTCACGTGGAATTATGCCGTTAGCATATGATGCTGTACAGATGTATGTGCCGCCGCCATCAGCGCCGCTACCACTATCTGAATCACCATCACCAAAACCGCCGCCTCCAGAGCCACCGCCCATGCCATCATCGTTACTACCGTAACCGCCACCGGCATTAGAACCCGAACTATTGCCATCAGATGGGTCTTCTCCGCTTGTATCAGTGCCAGTGTTGCCCATACCGGGTGCTGAACCAACAGTACCACCACCAGAAACGGAGCCACCGCCACCGCCCGGACCTAATCCACCAGTTCCGGGTGCGCCAGTGCTAGTTTGACCACCGCCTATACCCACAGGCCCACCTGTATCCTCTGGATCATCCTCATCAAGACCATAAGTCCCAGCGTTTATTTCTGCTTCTATTTCTGCTGACTGACGGGCAGCTTTTTCTGCTGCGGTAATGCCTTTTTCTTTTGATGTTCCTATTAAACCTAATTCAATATCTTTCATTTCTTGACTTAATATAGCGTCAACATAATCTTTTACTGCTTTTTGATCTTTCCAAGCACCTGTTGTACTATCTAGTTCTACATTTGCAATGTTTTCAAGTTGATCTAAAGATAAAGTGCCATCTTTATATGCACCAATTAATGAACCAGAAATTGTCGCCGCCGCTCTTGAAACTTCTGCTGGAGTAGAATTTTTAACATTATTTGATAAATTTACAGCAGATGTCATGGCGTGTGCAATAGCATCAAGTTGAGAAGGTGTAGCTTGATCTATAGACGGAATATCAAGTATATCC